GGAGCTTGCCCAGGATGCTCAGCGCGGAGCTCGCGGCCGGCAGGAAGCCCGCGCCGATCGACTGCTTCACCCGGTCGAAACCGTTCTGCATGATCGTGAGCTTGTTGTTGAACGTGTCATAGGCCGCCGCGGCCGCCTTGGCCGTGGCGTTGCCGGCGGTGAAGCCGGAGTTCGCGTCGTTCAGTGCGGTCTGCAGGTTGCCCGCGCCGGAGGACAGCGAGGCGAAGACCCGGATCATCCGGGCCCCGTCCAGGCCGAACTGGTCCAGCGTCTGCCCGCCGCGCTGGCCCTGGGCGGCGATCGCGTCGACGAACTTGGTGAACTCCTGGGCCGGGTTGGCCGCGAAGTTCTTCTTGAACTGGTCGGCGCTCTCGCCGATCGCGTTGGCGTAGAGGGTCATCCGGGTGGTGCCCCGGGCGACCGAGTCGCTCATGTCGTTGACGATCGTGTTGAACGCCTGGGCACCGGAGGCCGAGTCGATGCCCAGCTTCTGGAAGGCCGCGGAGAAGCCGAGGATCGAGGCCTCGCCCATGCCGGCCTTGGCCCCGACGGCCGAGATCGCCCCGACGAACTGCATGGTGCCCTGGGCGCTGGCCCCCATGCGCTGCTGCAGGGTGGTCAGCACGTCGCCGTAGCGGGAGACGTTCTCCAGGCTCGAGCCCAGCGAGTTGCCCAGGTCCACCAGCCCGGTCATCAGCTGGCCGGGCGCGGTGTTGGTGGCCGCAGCGAGCTTCTCGGCCTGGGCGGTGAGCGCCTTCAGCTGATTGGGTCCGTTGACCCCGACCGCGGCCAGCTGGGTGGCCAGCTGCATCAGCTGGCTGGTGGAGGCCGGGATCGAGCTGGAGAGCTTGGCGACCGAGGTCCCCATCGTGTCCAGCGCCTTGCCGGTGACCCCGGACTGGACGCCGAGCTGGGTGAGCTGGGTCTGGTACTGCGCGGCCCGCTGCAGGTCCTTGATGTCGCCGAACAGCGCCAGGGCCCCGCCGCCCATGGCCGCCACGCCGGCCCGCTTGGCGATGGAGAAGATCGCGTCGTCGACCTTCTTCAGCGCGGTGCCGAACGCGACGGCCGCCTTGCTGGCCACGCCCATGCTCTTGGTGAACGGGTCGACGTTCGCCGAGACGGTGACCTGCGCCTGCCGGTTGTTCGAGCCGCCAGCAGGCATCGTCATGTCATCGTCCTCGCGTCAGATCGGCGTGCTCGTCTCGGCGGGACCGGCGCTCGTACTCGAGCCGGCGCTCACGCTCCGCTGGGGAGATCGCCGCCGTCGGCACGAGGACGACAGTGGTCCCAGGAAGATTTTTGCTGTCTTCCTGGGCCGTGTCCTTGAGGTAGCAGCCGTGACAGCGCTGCGCGACCGGCTCGTAGGCGTAGGGGTTCTCCTCCCACTCCCACGAAGCCGTGCCGCACATCTGGCAGCGGCTGCCCTCCTCGATCGCGTAGGCCAGCGCCTTGCCGCGGTCCCGTTCGTCCCAGCCCATGAACTCGCTGTGCGGAATGCGGTACTTCTGGCACAGCGCGAGTTCGGCCAGGAACTGAGGATCTACGCGGAGGCGCTCTCGATAGGGTCCACCGCGACCCCGGTCAGGCAGAGCGCGACGGCCTCGGTGAACAGGTTGAACAGCTCACCGCGGTTCCAGGCCTCCGACGTCCACAGCTCGGTGGCCTCCTCCTCGGTCATCGCCGGGTCGATGCACACCGCGGCGAGCAGCTTCGGCGCGAACCGGTCGATGTTGTAGGCCGCCCCGTCCTTCTTCTGCGCGGCGGTGGGCGGGCAGCTGGTGACCATGTCGTCGTACTCCTTGGAGCCGATCGAGCGGAACAGCAGCTCGGTCTTCTCCACCGACCCGTCGTCATCCCCGGTCGGGATCTCGACCTCGACCAGCTTCTGCCGGGCGGTCTTGCCCTTGAGCTTGTCCAGGGTTGCGCGCTTGCGCTGGGCGTTCGCCATCTTCAGTGCCTCCAAGTGCTTACGGTTGGCCATCCCCAGGCCTCTCTTCCGCGATCAGATCGCGGATGGAATCGGTTGTCCTGAACCCCAGGACGCAGAACACCCCCGTCCCTGCTGCGTGGTAGTCAGCAGGGGCGGGGGTGTCCTAGTTCGTCGATCAGGCGACGGTGGCGTCCTCGGCCGGGGCCTCGTACACCGAGCACTGGATCTGGAAGGTCTGCGCGGTGTTGGAGGTCAGGTTCGTGGCCGAACGCGACACCACGAAGATCGGCCAGACCTCGACCTTGTCGCCCGTGGTGGGCGAGTGCAGCGGGGACGGCGGGGTGTCGGTCGGGCCGCCCTTGCCACCGAAGCGGCTGATCACGATGTAGCCCTGGGTCTCCCGGGGGAGCAGGTCCCAGGCGTCGTCGGCGACGTCGTCGCGGTACAGGTCGGCCTCGAAGGTCGAGGTGACCGTGCCGGGGATCGAGGTCTCGAAGCGCGTGTCGAAGCTCGGCGTCTGGACCACGTTGCCGCGGGTCGAGGCGTTGATCGAGACGACGAACGGGGTCAGGTTGGTACCGGCCGTGAGCTCCGCCTTGGTGGGAGCCTGGATGTCGGCGATGGTGGGAACGAACTGAACGAAGGTCTCTTCGTTCGGGATGATGCGTGCCATTTCAGGCTCTCTCCTTGGACGCAGGGGCTGAGTTGATGGTCGGCAGGGCAGCCGGCCTTGTCCGAGCCCTCAGAAATCAGAGGGTCGGTGCGGGGGTGGTGCTGGCACTCGTGTCGGTGCTGGCGGGAGTGGTGCTCGTGGTGTCCGCCGGCGCGGCCGGGGCACTGGTGCCGCCCTGCTGGGCCAGCCAGTCCTTGTAGACGACCCAGCCCGAGCGCTCCAGAATCGGGATCTGGCTCGAGCTGGCCATGTAGTGGCTGCCGTTGACGGGGTTGTACATATCGGTCTTCATCGGAACTCCTATCCGGTCGTGAGAAGGGCGATGGAGTCCGTCTGGCCGTAGACCTTCGGGTCCTGGTCCCCCATTCGCTGCACCGGCCCGTAACCGGTGACGATCGCTATCTGGATTCGACGCTGGTACTCATACGGCGTCCCAACCCACTGCGGCACATCGGTCTTGGACAGCGCCATCAGCTGCAGCCGCATGAGGTCGGCCTGGTCCTCGCACTGGGTCCGGGAGACCCCGTAGTTGGTGATGACGAAGCCCAGATGCACGTCGCTGCCCGGCTCCGTAAGCGGTCCGCCTACGCTGCCGGCTCCCCCGGTGGCGGTCAGCACCGAGTAGGCGATGTAGTTGCGCCCCTCGGCGTTGGGCTGGCCCACCCAGCCCGCGGCGTTGCCCCGGGGCATCTCGTTGTCCCCGACCGGGCGGTTGGCGGCGCGCAGCGCGGCCAAGACCGCGGCGGTGATCGGAGCGCGCTGGATCAGTCGGCTCATGCGTTGGGTCCCTTCACGACGGAGGTGATGACGGCGTTGGCCAGATCCCCGGCCAGGGCGTCGATGGCGTCGGTGAGCCCCGGGCGCATGAACGGACGGGCCTTCATGCCCGGGGAGTGCACGACCTTGGCGTAGTGGGTCTTGCCGTCCGACCCGGTCCACTTGAGCATTCCGTTGGGGCTCTTCGGCCGGATCGTGATCATCTGGCCGGGGAACTCCCCGCGGGTGCCGGTGCCGAACTCCACGAATAGCGCGTAGGGGGCGCTGGCGCTGATCACCCCGGTCAGCCCGGAGCCGTCCACCCAGGAGGTGATCGAGGCGCGCAGCGCCCCGGTGCGGGTCGGCGCGTACTCCCGGGCGTAGGCCTCCACGTCGGTCACCGCCTGGGCGACGACCTGCTGAGCGGCGGCCTTGGCGCTGACCCCGGCGGACTGGTACTGGTCGGCCAGTGCGGTGATGTCGGCGTAGCCCACGAACGTCACAGGAGCCCCCACAGACCGGCCAGGACGGGGATGGATGCCCTGGCCGGCGTGAAGGGGCTCATGCGGTGGTGTCGAACGGGTTGGCCTGCTCGAAGGTGCAGGTCAGCGTCCGGGTGATGAACCCCAGCCCACCGCCGGAGACGTTGATGATCCGCAGGCTCTCGTTGGCCAGGGCGGCGTCCCCGAGCGCGCCGATGCTCAGGATGATCAGGTGGTCCTCGTTGCGCGGCACCGGGGCGGCGTCGAAGGGGATGGTCACCTCGATGATCGCCATCGGCTCGACGGTGTCCCCGACCGCGACCGGGGCGCTCTGCCCGGCCACGTGGACGTGCGCCGGCCCGATGTAGCCCAGGTCGTCCTTGCTCACGCCGGTGGCGTAGCCGGTCGTCTCGTCGTAGGTCGGGATGTCGGGGCGCAGCACCCGGATCGAGTCGGTCATCCCGTCCTGCACGACCCGGCGCAGGTAGTCGACCCCGGTGCTGGGGATGCCGGGGCGGTTCATCAGGGCGTGCCGCCCTTGAGGTCGCGGGAGTCGTAGGTGCCGTAGGAGGCACCCATCTCGGTGTCGTCGTGCATCCCGAGGGAGAAGTTCAGCGGGTAGACCGACTCGTCGCTGGCGTTGGTCTCGTGGTCGCCCACGTCGATCCCGCCGGCGTAGGGGGCCACCCGGTTGCGCCGGCGGCCCTGCCCGCGCAGCGCGTCGGCCAGCAGGGAGTACTTGCTCTGCAGCTCGGAGAGGTTCAGGGAGTTGCCGTCGGCGGAGTAGCTCATCCAGCTCGAGGCGGTGGCCGACATGTGGTCGGCCGCGGCGGCGGCGGCCTGGTAGACGTCGGCCCACTCGCCGAGCAGGAAGGCGATCTCCTCGTCGCTGACCTTGGGCTCGGCCGCGTCGGTGTCCCCGACCAGGAAGCGCACGGCGTCGTGGTCCGACGAGGAGGGGTTCCCCGAGTATGTGAAGGACATGGGAGTTCCCCTCCTCGTCGGTCTACGTGGTTACTTGCTGGACTTG